TCCGTCGGTGTTTTCTGGAAGGGGCGACGAGTCTGCGGTTCAGAAGCAGGGAGAACTCAAGACCGAGTTTCTCAAGCGCAAATACCAGAAAGACCTCGACACCTACCACTCCGAGGCCGCAAAGATCGAGGCCCGGTACGAAAAGCAACTTTCTGAAGCGAAGAAAGATCAAGACGACGCGTATGCGGCGTACAGAACGAATGGGTCAAGCGCAATGCTTGACAAATACAACTCTGCGCAAAAGCGTCTTGAGGAACTGAAAGGCCAGCGGGACAGCGAACTGCATGACTTGGTTGGCGAGTTCACGCTCGCGCACGCTGGCGCGCTTGCTAGAACCGATTCTCTTGCGTCGTCCGCAAGTGTCTTTGTTCAAAGCGCCGTCGCCACATCTAGGCAGGGTGCCGAGATTGCGAAAAAGGAGATAGCGAGGGCCTGGAATTGGCTGTCGCGTGTTGCCGCCAAGAAGCACGAAGAAAGGATTCTTGGCGCCACAATCCGGTTGCGACCCGGCGGCGGCGGATCGCACCAAGCGATGAACGGGAAAAACGACATCACGATTGGCGTTGATGATTCAGGCGACGGAATAAGAAAAACAACTGCCCACGAGTATGGCCACGCCATCGAGACGGCAAACAAAGACACGCTTCGAGCGCTGACGGAGGACTACAGGGCAAGGGCGGCTGACTTTTTGGCTTCAAACGCAGGCGCCAAATACAAAGCGCTAAGGGACGCCCCGAACTATGACGCAATCCACAAGGCCGGAGAGAAGGTAGACGACTACAACATTTATGCCCCGAGTTACCTTGGGTACGCACGAAGATACTCTGACGCCGGATTCAAAGAGTCGATGGTGAGAGACTACGCAAATCACCCGGATGCAGCGCGCGTTGACAAGGGGACTGAAGTATTCTCAACTGGAATTGAGTCGGTGTACCACGAGCCGTCGGCATTTCGCAATCGGGCGAGGCACGGCTTTGACATCTCACTCCTCGTCTTGGCTGGGCTGCTATGAAGCGAACCACCCTCTCCGGAAGCGGCTGGACTATCTACGTCGACGATGAGGCCGGCGTGTGGCGAGGCGAAGGAGCCGGCGTGGACGTTCCGCTCACAATGCTGCTCGGCCACTTCTCGCCGGAAAGCATCAGCGGCTACGCCGACTCGTCGACGTATCTCGGCCGGCGATACGGGATGCTTTATCCGGATGCGGCAGAGTTTTTGAGGAAGTGGGGCATCGCGTGCGACATCGAGAATCTTCAGCCCATTATTCACGAAGCGATGGAGCCGCCTGACATCGGCCCCGCCGACTGACTTGCACGCCTACGGCGTCATTGTGTAGGCTACAGAGAGACATAACCGCTCCGCGATGGATTTCGCGGAGAGCAGTGCGAGCGACTTGAGGATTCTTGTCGCGGCGTGCTTGCGGGATACCCCGCCAGCCGCCGCTTTTGCGTTTGGCTGGCTCAAAAAAGGAGCAACAGCCAAATGGCTTCCAACCTCAAGCGTCTTCAGGACCGTGCCGCGGCCATCGCCGCCCGCCTCAACGAACTCGCCGACTGCGAGGAGCGTTCCGAGGAGCAGACCGTCGAACTCCGTCGCCTGACGGAGGAGGCCGACAAGGTCAAGTCGGACCTGGAGTTCGAGCAGAAGTTGGCCGCCAAGGAGGCGGAACTGCGTTCGGTCGTCGAGCGGGCCGCCCCCGCCCCGGCGCCCGCGGCCGCCCCGGCCGAGGAGCCGAAGAAGGTCGAGATCCGGGCCATCAACCCGCATCACACGAGCCTGCGGGCCTTCAATGACGGCCCCGACGCCGTCGAGAGCGCCTACCGCTGCGGCCGCTGGCTGCGGGCGACGGTGTTCCGCAACCAGGAAGACCTGCGGTGGTGCCGCGACCACGGCGTCGAGAGCCGCGCCCTGAACGAGGGCAGCAATTCGGCCGGCGGCGCGCTGGTTCCCGAAGAGTTCGCCAACCGCGTCATCCGGCTCGTCGAGACCTACGGCACCTTCCCCGGTGCCGCCGAGAACGTCTCGATGAACCGCGACACGATGGTGGTGCCTAAGCGGCTGACGGGCACGACGGCCTACTTCATCGGTGAGGGGTCGAGCATCAGCGAGAGCGAGCCGACCTACGGCAACGTGTCTCTCGTCGCCAAGAAGTTGGGCGTGTCCTGCCGCATGTCGACGGAGGTCGTCGAGGACGCCCTGGTGTCGCTGGCCGACAGCGTGGCCGCAGAGTTCGCGACCTCGCTGGCCTACAAGATCGACACCTGCGGCTGGCTTGGTGACGGCACCAGCACCTACGGCGGCATCAACGGCATCGTGAACAAGATCAACGACGGCACGCACACTGCCAGCGTTGTGACGGCCGCCTCCGGCAACACGGGCTTCGAGACCCTCGACATCGAGGACTTCCTCGGCGTCATCGGCAAGTTGCCGCTCTACGCCCGCCAGGGCGCTGCGTGGTACGTCTCGCCGGCCGGCTACGCCGCGTCGATCAGCCGCCTGAAGTACGCGGCCGGTGGCAACACGGCTGGCGACCTCGGTGCCGGCGCGACCGACAGTTGGCTCGGCTACCCCGTGCGGCTGGTTCATGTGATGAACAGCACGCTCGGTGCCGACGCCAGCAAGGTGAAGGTGCTGTTCGGCAACATGGGCCTGTCCAGCATCTACGCCCGGCGTCGTGACTTCTCGGTGCGGCTGTTCGATCAGGTGTACGCCACCACGGATCAACTGCTGCTCCAGGGGACCATGCGGTTCGACATCAACCACCACAGCCTCGGCAGCACTTCGGAGGTCGGCCCGGTCGTCGCCCTCAAGTCTGCCGCGTCGTGATAAAGGAGCCAAAAGCAAATGATTCACGCCCAGAACCATAAGGTCGTCGCCGAACTGCCCACCGCGGCCGTTGGCGCCACCGCGACCGCCACGCTGACGATCGACACCCTCGGGTACGACCACGCCAGCGTGACCGTCCTGCGGGCCAGCAACGCCAGCACGGTGTTCGCAAACGTCGTGAAGGTCGAGGAGTCGGACGACAACTCGTCCTACTCGAACGTCACGGCTCTTGTCGGCGGCGGCACTGGCGGCTTCAGCATCCCTGCCGTGAGCGCGGCTGGGACGGCTTCGGCTGCGATCCTGAAGTTGGACATCGACACGAAGGCGAAGAAGCGCTACCTCAAGGTGTCCTACACCCCGGGTGCGTCCGCCACCGTGGCGATCGTCGGCCGGCTGGGCCGCGCCGAGGAGTCGCCCGTGTCGAACTCCGACGCTGGTGTCATCGGCCGGGTCATTGGCTAGTCCCGTACAAGCGGGACGGCCATGACGGCCGACAAAGGCGCAAGGATGCGCGCCCGCTCCTCACAAGGAGCGAACCATGCTGCTGCGTGTCGGTAACTGTGAAGCCGAGGTGAAGGTAGCCGCTCTCATGAGCGTCCCTCGCCTCGGCTTCACTGATAATTTCTTCTGCATCTCACAAGCGCTGGCTCCGCACGGCATCGCCCCGATCAAGCACACGGGCGTGTTTTGGGGGCAGTGCGTGCAGCGGTGCCTTGAGCAAGTTATCGACACGCACGACGTCGTCCTGACGATCGACTACGACACGATCTTCACCGCGAAGACGGTCGAGGCGTTGCTGGCGCTGCTGATGCACTCTGGATTCGACGCGATCGCCCCGCTTCAGACCAAGCGGGAAGCCAACACGGTCATGTTCGCCCTGCCAGGAATTACGCCAGACGAGAAGACGACCGTCGAGAACGACTGGTTCTCGAAGCCCGTGCAGTTGGCAGAGACTGCCCACTTTGGCTGCACGTTCATTCGCACGGCCGCCATCAAGAAGATGGCGAAACCGTGGTTCCTGCACGAGGCCAACGCCGAAGGCACGTTCACGGGCGGGCATGTGGACGAGGACATTTACTTCTGGAAGAAGTTCTCGGCCAGCGGCAACCGGCTTGGGATCGCCACGCACGTTAGCGTCGGCCACGCCGAACTGATGATCACATGGCCGTCCCGGAGCGCCGAGGGCGGAAAGGTGCAGCAGCACACGACGGAGTTCTGGAGCAACGGCAAGGCGCCGCCGGAGAGTGCCTGGGGGTTCATCGCATGAAAGTCAGGGTCGTGAAGCCGTTCGGCGGCTACAAGGCGGGGCGCGAGTTTGATTGGGGCGACGGCATGGCCCGCGTTCTGATCGCGAGAGGGCTTGTCGAGAAGGTTGAGGACAGGGACCAGGAAACGGCGGCCGTCGAGGTCAGGGTCGAGCGCGCCGTGCAGCCGCAAGGAAAGAAGAGGAACAAGTGACTGTCACCATCCGCTACGGGTCGCCGCAGCAGCCGGACTCCGGAATCACGCCGTACCGCAGCCTCCGCAGACACACGGCCCCGGCCGTCGAGCCGGTCACGCTTGCAGAAGCCAAAGTGCAGTGCCGCGTCGATACGAGCGACGATGACGCCTACATCTCCACCCTGATCTCCACGGCTAGAGAGTACGTCGAGGACGTCCTCGACATCTCCATGATTTCGACTGTCTGGGAGGCCCGCTACGACACGTTCCCGCTGTGGGAAATCATCCTGCCGCGGCCGCCGATGCAGAACCAGACGGTCACGATCGTCTACCGCGACGAGGGCGGAACGAACCAGACGCTCACGAGTGCCACCGGAGCGTTCCAGATTGACTTCTACGTCACGCCTGGGCGGGCATTCCCTGTGTACGGCGGCGTGTGGCCGGCCGCTCGCGGCGACGAAAACAGCGTCACCGTGAGTTGGACCGCCGGCTACGGCGCCTCCGGCGCGTCCGTCCCGGGCGTTCTCAAGCATCTGATTCTGCTGCTTGTGGCCCACTGGTACGAGGCTCGCCAGCCCGTCGTGCAGGGGATGCAGATGCCGATTCCGGCGACCTTCGAGACGCTGCTGGCGGTGTCAGGCTGGGGCGGATACCGATGACGCTGATCGCAAAAGCCACGGCAAGCATCACGGCCCGATCGACGTCGTCGGCGGGGCTGACGCAATCGCTCACCGAAAGTCCGCTTTCGTTCTCGTTCGACGTAGGCGACTGCACGACGGTATGGAGCGACCGCCGGACGTTCTCCGGAGGGTATGACGAAATCGACTTTGCCGCAGTCGGCATCTCGACCGTGAAACTCCTGTGCATCAAGAACCTGTCGGCCACCCACCAGATCGCCCTGTCTGCCGGCTGGACTGGCAGCCAGTTCAGCCTGTTTCGCCAGGACGTCTCGTCGTGGAACTTCAGTCCGATGATCAACCTCGGATCGCTGACGCTTCGTGGCTACCCGATCCGCGAGGGCGGCGCGATGCTGCTCTGCTGCCCGAACTCGATCGGATTCGGCACGACGGTCGGCGGCAGCATCCTCCGCATCGGCGGCACTGCCGGGCAGCAGTACGAAATCTACGTCATGGGGACCTGACAGATGGCATTCTCTTCGCAGATCGTCCTTTCGCTTGTCGCCCACGAGTCGTCTGCCGGCGACATTTCCCGCACGCTGCGGACGACGCCTGTTTCCTAT